ATCATCGTTTACTGTTCAACGTTGTTCGGTAGATGGTGTACTACATAAAAACAGTTATCCATATAAAGTTTGCAAAAGACTTTTAGTTGAAAAGATTTAAGCGGGTAAGCACGAGGTGTGTCGCCAGCCTTCCAAGCTGCGCTGAGTGGGGCTCGACTCCCCCTATCCGCTCCATTATGAGGTGTTTATGCTTTTTGCCAGCGTTAATTTGCCAGTGCTACACAAAGAGCTAGCAACACAAAAAATTATGGAGCTAGAAGACCAACATTGGTTCTGGGATCCGTATCGTGCTACTCGTATGTTACCGCTTATGACAAAAGATGGACAGGGTGGTTCGCGTGGAGCACAGAACAACAGACACTCAAACGGCTTTGCTTGGTTGCCATACACACCTGATATTGTTAAGCAATGGTTTGACAATGTAGTGTTCCCTTGGATGGGACAGCCTACACGTATTATGGCTTTGTTAACTCAACCCAATGCAGAGAACAACGAACATATTGACTGTGATCCCCATAAGATGGGCACAATGCAGCATAAATTTAGAATTGTTCTACATGGTAATACGGATACTTTGTATTTTAAAACTACTCAAGGTGATTTGCATGTGCCAAACATCGATGGTAGTTTTATAATGGATGGAAGCTGGCCTCATGGTATGCGAAATGACACCAACGACTTTAAGTTAACGTTGGCTGCTGGTGCACCGTGGGAAGGCAAACGAGAATACGACAATGTTGTTGTATTACTTAAAAAGGGCATGTATAATATGCCTAAAGATTTTGATAAGTATTTTAACAAAAGGCCTCGTTAGCTCAGTGGTAGAGCGCCCTCCTTACAAGTGGGATGTCGGCAGTTCGAAACTGTCACGAGGTACCAATGCAACTTTAGCTGATGTGGTCATAGCGGCGGTTTGAAGGTCCGTTGAAAGAGGTTCGATTCCTCTAGGTTGCACCAATTTTAGGAGTTAGATATGTCTGATAGTGGAAAAGGGTCTTCTCCAAGACCATACAGTGTTAGTAACGAAGAATATGCAAACAGATGGGATGCAATCTTTGGACGCGATTTACAAGAACAAGCTCTTGATGATCTGGTAAGAATCAGCGAAGAGCTTGGATTATATGATTTAAATCTCGATGGTGTTAACGGCAGCACAGCGGTCTCCAAAATCGTTAGTGAGGGTTCAAATCCTTCTCGGGATGCCAAATAAGGAAGATGATGCAGGTGGGATGGTCCGCCGACTGGCCTTGAAAACCAGGTTCTCAGAAATGGGATGGGGTTCGACTCCTCCGTCTTCCGCCAATATATTTACAAATGAAACAATTTAAAACAATACGCCATTTAGACAGAAATGATCCTTTTTTAGGATTAAAAATTGTTGAATTTAATCCTACAGAGCTTTGTAATCGATTGTGTGTTTTTTGCCCACGGGTAGATCCAGAAATATTTCCCAACCGTAATTTACACATGGATATAACAACTGTAGAAAAGGTCATTGCTGATCTTGTTTTACATAACTACAAGGGTGGTATTGTTTTCTCAGGGTGGGGAGAGCCAACTTTAAATAGAAATATTTGCCAGATGATTAAAATTGCTAGCAAACATTTTGTTGTTATGCTTTTTACAAATGGTGATAAAATTTTTGATAGTGATTGGTATACCGTTGATGATTTTATTGAGGCTGGTCTTAGTACGATGTATGTTGATATCTACGATGATAAAGAACAACATGAAAAATGGTTACCAACAATAAAAAAATACGAAAATAAAATAAATTTTGTTGTATCACTTAAATATGAAATGCCTCTTAATTTTTTTATTAACAGAGCAGGTATGGTATTAAACAAAGAGGTAGCAGCTACGTCTTGTTTTACAGCTAGTACAAAAGCTTTTATTGATTGGGATGGTACATTACAGCTATGTTGTCACGACTGGACAAGAACAGGAGCAATTGGCAATGTTTTGGATACACCACTATCATCACTTTGGAAAAGTCCCCCGCTTAATGATATACGTAAGAAGCTAATGTATCAATTACGGACAACTGCAGGTAAACCTTGTTCGGAATGTAATGCAGTTGGCGATCAGATAAATGGTAAACTTTTAAAAAAAATATGGGCACCCGTTCTTTTTTAATTAAGTAATGTTTTTAACACGGCCCTAGCCTCTGCGGATTGATCATCCATGCACGCTAAGGTTCTTCTACAATTGTTATTGATCCCGATAAAGATTATGGTGTGTGGGCTGGATGGTAAGGCAGCGCACTGCTAATGCGTAGATTCATTAAAATGGGTCATAGGGTTCGATTCCCTAACACACCGCCAAATTTTGCTCTCATAGTACAGTGGTAGTACACGTCCTTGGTAAGGATGAGATACAAGTTCAATTCTTGTTGAGAGCACCATGTGAATAGTGTATAATAGACATATCTGGCTATAGTACAACGGATAGTACATAGAGCTTCTACCTCTAGAATGTGGGTTCGATTCCTGCTAGCCGGACCAAATTTGCGAGTATGGGGGAATTGGTAGACCCAGCAGACTTAAAATCTGCCGCCTTGTGCGTACCGGTTCGACTCCGGTTACTCGTACCAGATTGATGCCTTGGTAGCTTAATGGTAAAGCAGGCGACTCATAATCGCTTGAGTGGGAGTTCAATTCTCTCTCAAGGCACCATATATATTATCGCGGGGTATGTCAGCGGTAGACTGCTAGGCTCATAACCTAGAGGACGGAGGTTCGAATCCTTCCCCCGCAACCAGGTTTACCCTATGGGTACCAAAGAAGGCGGGCATGGTGCTAGTGGTAACACAAGATCTTGCCAAGGTTTAGTTGCGGGTTCGATTCCCGCTGCCCGCTCCAATCATGAAAGTGTATTATGTCAAAACTGAACATACAAGAAGTTAAAGACTTCATCGAAGCTCAAGGGCCATCTACAAAGATCTACATTGGTGCTGATTCAGTTCGCTTCAAGATGAAGAACCAATGGTACGCTGATTATACTTTAGTTGTTGTTGTCCATATTGATGGCTGCCACGGCTGTAAAATCTTTGGCGAAACACAAACTGAGATCGACTACGATCAAAAGAAAAGTAAACCAGCAATGCGTTTGATGAACGAGGTGTACAAAGTATCAGAGCTGTTCCAATCTCTTCGTGAGGTGTTGGAGGACCGCGATGTGGAAGTGCATTTGGACATCAACCCAAACATTGCATATGGCTCAAGCTGCGTTGTTCAACAAGCAATAGGTTACATTAAAGGAACATGTAATGTAACTCCTATGGTTAAACCAAACGCGTTTGCTGCATCATATGCTGCCGACCGTTACAGTAGCTTAAAGGCTGCTTGAGTACTTTTCAAAAGGCGGAATAAGATCTGTGTAATATGTAATAACATCCTGCACAGTGCCTCTGTACCATACTTCGTAGTTTATTTTTTTTGTATTTTTAAAAACCTCGGTTGCGGCACCAATTGTTGTTTGCAAATCACAATTACCTCTATTTCTTGTAACAAGGCGATTAGCTATGGTGTCACGTATCTTGCGGCTGTCTTTGTTTTGTGTATGACATATGCCAATAACTTTACCTGTAAGCTGGCGCTCTACAAACAAGTAACCTACACCCAATAGGTACAACCATTTTCCAGGCCTATGTACCAAATATCTACATATTACACCCCACCCATTAAAATCATCTACACCAAAAGTTGCAAGAATTTCATCATGTAATTTTATAATATAAAACCCGTGCTTAAATCTTCCACTTTCAAAACAATGACGTATTTTTTCTGACCTGTAATTATCATTTAGCTCTTTAAGTTCTTTACTTCTGCAGTCACAAAGATCGACTACATAATTAATGAATTCAGGTGTAAAGTTATACACAACTGTAACAGTATAATCAGAAACCATATCACCTAACATAATTTTATCCCAAACGCGTTGACATTTAACTCATTTATATGTATACTAATCACATGGAACCAAACACAACAATAGAATTTACACCCGTCAAAACATTAAAAGATTTCCAGCGCGAGATCGATCAACTGGCTTTCGAAAAGCGTATTGATTTTATGGAAGCAGTAATTCTTTACTGTGAAATTACCGGCATGGAAATAGAAGTAGCTGGTAGCTTGATAAAATCGAGTGCAAAGATGAAAGCGCGTATTCAAGACGAGGCGGAAGCATTAAACTTCTTTCCCAAAACAACAAAATTACCAATATGAATTTACCAGAGCATTTAGGTGGGTCTGAAGGCGAAACTCACATCGATGAAGGCGCGCTAAAATTTATTATTAGTGCAACAGGAGCAAAATCAATGCTCGATGTTGGTTGTGGCCCAGGTGGAATGGTTCATTACGCACGTACTCAGGGAATGCTTGCTTGGGGTGTTGATGGCGACTCATTGCTTAAGCGAACAGTGCCTGTACATATCCATGACTTTACAACAGGGCCGGTAGCACTCAAGCGTACGTTTGATTTGTGTTGGTGTGTTGAATTTGTTGAGCATGTTGAGGAGAAATATATGGATAATTACATCCAGGCTTTTCAGGCATGTAAATTTTTAATGATGACACATGCATATCCAGGTCAAGGAGGCCACCACCATGTAAACGAACAGGATACGCCATATTGGATGGAGAAGTTAACCCAAGCAGGGTTTATATTTGAGCGTGAAATGACAGCACATATTCGTCATGCATCAACAATGAAACAAAGGTACGTAAGACAACATGGCTTATTCTTTAAGAATGGACGGATTTGAAGCATATAAGCATTACTTGGCTTTAAAGAATCATTTTTCTTCCAAGACATATGATTTCTTTAAGTACAATGGTGCTGTGAGGGCCAAAAGAGAGTCGTATGAGACGAGGAATGATAAATATTTCTTCCAGAAGCTTGCTAAGCGCAAGGACATAACAGAGTTTCTTGTTTCTCTTTTTGTACATGGAAAGAAAGATATATGGATAGGTGATATTATCCGCAATGAGGAAAGCGAACAGGTATTCCTGAAGGCACAACAAATAAAACAGTCGCTGACATATGTCTTTATGGGCGACTTGGAAAAATTTAACGACGATCTGGTAAGCAGTTTTGTTGTTGAAGAGGGGCAGCACCCCCATGCTCTTAAACTACTGTTGCGTGATGACATTCATATTGAAACGTTTATTATTTTAAACGACATTATGAGGTTTACACCAACATGGAATAAGCAAATTTCAGAGCAAACAATCTGGCCACAGATTCGTCAAAAGTGCAAGAAGTATCATCCATTTTTGGAGTATGATAAAGAGAAGTGTAAAAATATCCTTGTTGACAAGTTCAACTTAAAAAGGTAAGATAAATACTTCTATCGTTATGATAACGTGGATACGCAAATACATTTAATACATTTTATACAAGGAAATACATATGGACTTTAAGTCAATGAAAAAGAACAGCGGTTCTTCTCTCTCTAAGCTCAACGACGAGCTTACGAAACTAGCAACTCCCCAAACATCTAAACCTCAAGACGATGAACGCATGTGGCGTCCAGAAGTGGACAAAGCAGGTAATGGCTTTGCTGTTATTCGTTTCTTGCCAGCACCTGCTAACGAAGATGTACCTTTTGTTCGTTTATTTGATCACGCATTTAAAGGTGATGGTGGGTGGTTGATCGATGGTTGTTTGACAACCGTTGGTGAAAAGTGTCCTGTCTGCGAACACAATAGTGCTTTGTGGGGTACAGGAACAAAAGAGAATCAAGAGACTGTACGCAAGCAAAAACGCAAGCTGTCTTTTATTAGCAACATCTATGTTGTTAAGGATCCTGCGCACCCTGAAAACGAAGGTAAAGTATTGCTGTTTAAATATGGTAAGAAAATCTTCGATAAGCTGAACGCAGCAATGAATCCAGAGTTTGAAGATGAGTCTCCACTCAATCCATTTGATCTGTGGACAGGCGCCAACTTTAAACTGAAGATCCGTAAGGTTGAAGGATATCAAAACTACGATAAGTCAGAGTTTGAAGCTCCTGCAGCTTTGTTTGATGATGATAGCGAATTGGAAAAGTTGTGGAAGAGCGAGTATGCTTTGACACCGTTCCTTGATCGTAAGAACTTCAAGTCTTATGATGAGATCAAGTCTCGTCTGAACAAAGTGCTTATGTTAGAAGGAACTTCGGCGCCTTCTCAACACGATCGCGATGATCAATGGGGATCAGAGGAAGCTCCTCCTCCACGTGCAGCAGCTCCTAAAGCTATTCCTAAAGCAGCAACTCCAAAAGCTGATGTACCATGGGATGACCAGGAAGATGATGACATGGCAATGTTCCAACGACTTGCTAACGAGTAATCAAGCACCTACTACTGCGGTAGTTTGAGATTGGGGCGGTCTATTGGCCGCCCCCATTTTTGTCTGGGTGTTATTGTTAACAGCAATTACAGTAACGGAACTACCTGCTTGTTGAGCCTTCTTAGCGCTAGCAACATCCGTACTTGCTCGATCAATATTTTGGCCAGAAGTTGGCGTTTGCTGTAGTGTAGCATATTGTTCTGCTGCTGCACCCACTTTATTGTATAATAACTCCGTAACTTCGCCTGCTGTTCGAGGTTGACTAATGTCAGGTTTTTTATTTGCACCTGGTTTGAAAAATATGTATTGGTTTGCCGCAGCGGGGCGCTCCATTCCTGGAATTAAAGCTGCTGGTGTATTAGGATCTGCAGAAAGTAATTTAACTGCACCACCGGCACCGAGAAAGTGTCCAGCATATATCGAGGTTCCAGATACAGGAATATTGTTCTTTTTAAGAATAGCTGAGTTATCTTTTATGTACAGAGCACCAGCAATTGCGCTTGCAAGAGGATCGAGAGGTCCTTTTAAAAGTTCAGGATATATATTTGCAAATTTGCGTACGTACTCTTGCCACGTTGCATCAATAAATTGGAAAAGACCTTTAGCAGAAGACGTACCAGCTTTTGCACCTGCAACAAAGCCGCTTTCTTGCTGGGCCATGG